TAGCAATATCACAGTGACCACAGACATTGAGCACGGACTTAATCCAGGCGCAGTGATTCAAATCAGCGGGGTAACCACCAGCGGTTATAATGACACAGGTTACACTGTGACCAGCATTGGTAGTGATGTTGCGTTTGTGGTTGAAGCACAAAACACTCTGGGTTCAGTGGCACCCGAACTGGGACAACAACCACGTGTGAATGTAACAGCATGGCACGGTGCCAGTATTCGTGCTGGTATCTTTGATGATCAGAACGGATTGTTCTGGGAAGACAGCGGTCAAAGTTTGAATGTTGTACAACGCTCAAGCACCCAGCAATTGGCTGGATTTGTGTCGGTTGGAACAGGATCAAACTTGGTCACAGGCGACGGTACTTGCCGATTCCAAGACCAAACCAACAATGGCGATACTGTGATTATTCAAGGTATGACTCACACTGTGACATCTGTACTAGACAACAATCGCATGACAGTGGTGCCAACATATCGTGGTGTTGAAAACTTAACTCGTGTTAAAATGGCCGTGCGCAACGAGATTCGGGTGACACAGCCCAACTTCAACATCGACCCACTAGATGGTACAGGCGTGTCTGGATACACAATTGACCCATCAACCATGCAGATGTTGGGAGTTGAATACTCTTGGTACGGTGCCGGTTATGTACAGTGGATGGTTCGCGGACAAGATGGTGCGTTTATCATGGCACACCGCAGACCCAACAACAACTTGAACAACGAAGCCTACATGCGTTCAGGTAACTTGCCAGGTCGCTACGAAGCCATCAACGAAACTCCAGTGAGCAGCCTAGATGGTGCTATCACTGATATTCAAACAACTATACCATTGCGTGACGCAACATTCTATCCAAACGCAAGTGTAACATATCCTGTGTTCTGTATGATTGATTCAGAGATGATCAAGTATTCGGGCAAGGCAGGCAACACACTTACAGGCGTTACTCGTGCTGCCACATTTACACAGTGGACTGATGGTGCAAGTCGTAGTTTTACATCCAGCGCAGCCGCTGCCCACTCAGACAATACTGGTGTTATTCTAGTGTCAAACACATGTACTCCACTGGTCAATCACTGGGGTTCAGCGGTTATCATGGACGGACAGTTTGACGCTGACGAAGGCTACCAGTTTACATTCAACCGTACCAACTATGGTTTGCCTGGTGTGATTGGTGCCAAACAAACTGTGTTCGTCATGCGATTAAGCCCGTCAGTCAGCAATGGTATCATTGGTAACCTAGGCGAACGTGAACTGATCAATCGTGCGCAGTTGACTCTGGCCAACATGACTGTGCAGGTAAGTGCAGGACGTTACTTGGTTGAAGGTATTTTGAATCCTTCAAACATTGACGCTGCTACCACCACCTTCTCAGGACTCAACAACACTGGTGGTGGATTCCAGCCTAGCTTCTCACAGTTCTCAACTTCTCCACGTTACAACGGTGAGACCACAGGTGGTGTGACATCATCACTGTTTGGATCCACAGGTGGTTTCACCAAGTCAGGAACCAAGGCCACATTCTCAGGCAGTGCGATTAGAACCTTTGCAGGATTGAGCCTGACCAACGTGGTAAGTTCAGGAGCCAACGCCAACGTCACTGTGCAGTTGACTCCAACAGGTACCGTATACACCAACAGTACTGTACAGATCACAATTCAGAATGCTGGTACAGGATATATTGTGGGCGACACAGTAAAGATTCTTGGTAATGTTGTCGGTGGATCAACTCCAGGGAACGATTTGGCCTTGACTATTGCTGCGATTACAACTGAGATTGTGGGCGGAGAACGCTTGTTTGCCATTCCAATCTCCACAACCAATGCTGGTGTGTTGGACTTGAGTTCAGTCAAGCAGATTGGTACCAGTGCTGTGCCAGGAACAGGCGTGTATCCAGATGGTCCAGAGTTGCTGGCTATTCAGGTCACTGCGTTGACAACACAGTCAAGCCCAGTGGGCGAGGTGCAGTTGCAGTTCCAGGAATCACAGGCTTAACATCAACGAGCAAGGTCCTGCTCCACACGCAGGATCTTGTCTTGTACAGCTTCCATATTCACAGTTGACCACAAGCCAGGGTGCATGGGTCTTGGCCATGTGCCTGAATCTATCCAGGCATAGCCTAAATGCTCATTGTTGAGTACTGGCACAAACTCTGACTCCACAACACAAACAAACGTGTGATACACAAAGTCGCCATCTGCTGATGTGAATTTTTCTATGGGAATTAGTTTTTGGTATGTGGGAAAACTGCCAAGCTCTTCGATACATTCTCGTTCCATGCCACCCAGCAAGGTCTCGCCAGACTCTACTTTGCCGCCTGGCAAGCCCCAGGCACCGGGATGTTTGGAATCGTTACGTAGTAGGTACAAATATCTAGCAGTTTGATTGCTACGAAACCAAACGCCCACTGCGTTTACAGGACCAGACTCCAGTCCCCTCCGGGATACACTCCTTGATAGCTTTTTATCCATTCTGCGCCCGTCCATTTGTATTGTATTGAAGTTGTTAAATTTGTAACAAACTGTATTTCAGTTTGGGTGTCAGCAATAAACGCCACATCCCATCTTGCACCATCATACTCAATGATGTCGTTTGCACTGGCCACCAGCGGACGACCGTTTGCCCCTGTCCATGCTGTGGCAGGACTAGTATTGTCACCAGATCCAGTGGCTTCGGTCAACAAGTATCGTTGTCCTGAGGCTGCGGCCGGCAGTCCTTGACCAGGGCCACTTGCTAATGGATTTATCACTGCATTGATGGCTGGCAAACTATTCTGAGGAGCAGTGTCCGCGTCAATGTTGAATATCAAGAATCTTTCATCATTTGGGTTTACCACAATGGTACCAATCACTTGACTACCATCATCTTGATCCAATCTAATTTGACTAATGCCCGGACGCAACACACCATACATGCCAATCACAGCTGGCCACAACAGCGTACTGTCACTCACAATAGTGGTGGCAGCCAGTTCGTCGTTGGTGGGCTCTTGTACTATTAATTGTTGTTGTAAACACTGTATCTGGTTGCCAATCACAACCACAGCATAATTGTATGGTGTGATTTTTTGTCTTGTGCCTAATAGCAAATCGTTGTTGATAATAGCATCCACAAAGTCGCCTTGAGCATCGTACATGCTGGCAATCACACGCTCAATAATGCCTAATTTCTTGACCTTGGCGGGTGAGCTGATCCAGATAGGCAAGTTAAATTTCAACGTGCAAATATCAATGGGATTTTCTGTGCTGATAGGTATAGTACGACTGGTCCATTGAGTGGATTCAAGCTCAACCACACTGAGTGATGTCCAATCCAAGAAGTTGTCTGTGCTTTGTACTTCCAGTGCAGGATTAAACAGTGTGAGAATCTGTTCCAGGATCTGAAACTTTTGATTGGTGTTTGAGGTCCAGATGTCCAGAGTAATGGTCAACTTGTAAGGAACAGGCATCAGGCGTTCAACAGTGAATGCATTGCCCTGTGTAGTCTCATAAGTTTCTGTGTCCGGGTCGTATGTGCGTTGACGAATAGTGCGTTTGCTCACATGGTATGGCTCTTGCATTCTGGGACGATCATAATCCAAGCCAGAAATGTAAAAGGTCATCATGGGAGTAGCAGGCAAAAAGTTAGCTGAGTTTTCCTGTATGATGGTCTGTGCATTACGACTGGCATCGCCGTAACGCACAGGAACTCTTAGCAAAGCAGCCGCATCAGATCCTTCTTGACGTCCGTACTCAACCTGGAACCCAGAAAAGATCCTAGTAAATTGCAGTAAAAATCTGCGTATCTGTTCGTCGTAAAAAAATTGTTGCATTGTTTAACTCGATCGTTGTCCAGGTCTTGTGTCTGGGTAAGGATTAGGCGGCTTGTTGCCATTGTCATCTCCATTATCTGCTCTGGGTTTGAGAATTTCACTCAAACTCTGACGACTTGGAATATTACCCATGTCTGTTGTTTTCACTGTGTATGTATTGTTCACAAAGCCTGAGCGTAAAGTATTGTTGTTGCTGCCATTGTTGAGATCAGTGCGAACATTGTCTTCGATGCGTGTCCAGCGTGTGCCTGAATAACGGAACAAACGATTAGGGAAGTAATCCAATCTTAATGCATAATCGCCCACTGAAGGATTGTCCGGGAACGCAACACCAGCTGATGTTGGAAATCCATTGGGTGGTATACCATCACCAGTCAAGTAGCCAGCGGTGTATCCATCCGTGTCTGGAGTCAAGTTCATGCCGCCTTCAGTGCCGTCTACTGTGGTAGCACCGTCTGTGGTCAGCCCCACAGGATTAGCAGGCTGTCCATCTAGTGTTGTTGGTACCACGTACATCTTGGTTGCATCGTAACCAGACTTGGGAACTTCAACATCAGCTTGCGTAAGAATAGCATCGTTGATCTGTTGATCTTTGGTACGAGTACTCATCAACTCGCTCTCTGTACCTGGAGTGTACACCCGCCAGTAAGTGGTGTTGGTTATGTCTGTGCCTGCAGGCACATTTACTCTAGCCTGATAATACACATCACCTTGGTTCACAATATCGCCAGCAGGATAGAAATTGTCATTGTCCCAGATGGTAGATTTGACCATGGGCTTTTTAAGAATATCTTTGTATTCTTGAGCATTGGTCAACGGTGTGGCTTTCACACGCCACAAGTGCGGCAACCAAGTTTGACTGAAACCTTCGCTGGCAAATGCCGCATCTTGAATCACATAGTACCCC